TTGCAACAAATACACCAGAGAATTCCGAAGCAACCGCTGAGGATCAAACAACACAGGAGGACAAAGTGTCAGATATTACATCTGAGGCTCCTATCGCAACCGAAGCGGTAGAAGCTGCAAAAACTGAGCCTGTGGCAATTCAAGCAGCTCAACCAGTTGCTTATACAAAGCCACGCTCACCAATTAACTCAAAAGCATCATACCTTGAGCACTCAGTTCGTGCAGCACTAGGAAATGATGAAAGCAAAATGTATGTTCGTGCAGCAGATGACACAACATCAAATAACTCAGGCTTGATTCCAACTCGTCAATTGACAGAGGTTATCAATCCATTATCAAACGCAGATCGTCCAGCAGTAGATTCTGTTTCTCGTGGAGTTTTGCCAGATGCAGGAATGACATTTGAAATTCCTAAAATCACAGCAGTTCCAACTGTTGGCGAGGAAGCTGAAGCAGCTGCAATTGATGAAACCGGAATGACAAATGAATTTCTTTCAGTTTCAGTTAAAAAATACGCTGGAGCACAAACATTTTCAGTTGAACTTCTAGATCGTTCATCACCAGCATTTTTTGATGAATTAGTTCGTCAAATGGAATTTGCATACCTAAAGGCAACTGATGTTGCAGTAATTGCTGGCTTAGTTGCTGGTGGAACAGATGGCGGAAACCGCACACTTGATGCTTCAGGATTACTTGATTTCGTATCAGATGGATCTGTTGCGATTTATAAATCAACACTTGGAACAGCAACTAACATTTTAGTTTCACCAGAGCAATTTGGTGCAATTATGAACCTTGCTGATAATGGTCGCCCAATTTATCAAAATTTAATTGGTAATAGCAATCAAGGCGGAAACCTAACAGGTCAATCACTTGGTGGAAACCTACTTGGTCTAAACTTGCGTGTATCTCGCAACCTAGCCACAGCTGCTCCAACTGGTGATAACTCACTAATCCTTATCAATCCAGATTCATACACATGGTATGAGTCAGCACGCACACGCTTGCAAACCAATGTTGCTTTAAATGGTCAAATTGAGGTTGCATACTATGGATATGGCGCACTTGCCACCAAAGTAGGAGCTGGTGCTTACCGCTTCATGGTTGCTTAATTAACTAAGCAAACTTAATGCCTACTGGTGCTCCCGCTGGTAGGCAGCTAATAATGGGAGAATAAAAGGAGATGACATGCCAAGCATAATTACAGCCTCACAGCTTCGAAGTGTGCTTGGTGTGTCGTCTGCCTTGTATGACGATACTTACTTAAACCAAATTATTGACACAGCAGAAACTGTTATTCTGCCAATGCTTGTTTCATTCAAAGCACCAATTCAAGCAACCTCATTGTCAGACAATGTTGCTACATTTACTACACTAGGAATTCATGAATTTACCGAAGGACAATCAGTTGTCATCACAGGATGCGGAAGCCCATACAATGGCACACGAACTGTCTTGGCAGACAATCTTGGACAATATACCTTTTCAGCATCGATCACTAACGCCGATATACTCGAAGCTAATGTCATCCCATCCGGAGTTGCTACCCTTTCTAGCGCATCAACTTATGTTGGAAACGCAGCTGTTCAGTCAGCCGTCTATACAGTTTCAGTCGAAGTTTTCCAAGCAAGACTTGCCGGCGGAGGACAAATCGAAGGCGTAGATTTTACATCAACACCATTCAGAATGGGTCGATCTTTATTTAATAAGTGTGTCGGACTTCTAGGTTCATATATGGATACCGACAGTTTGGCTCAATAATGCCAAGCACAATTCTTTCAAGTATTCGCACACCTTTAGCAACTGCTCTCGCTGGAGTTGCTGGCAATGTTTATTCATTTGTGCCAGAAAGTGTTATTCCACCAGCTGTTGTTGTAGTTCCAGATAGTCCTTATTTAGAGTTAGAAACAATTAATAAATCTACCATTCATGCAAAAATTAATTTTACAATTACAGTTGCAGTTGCATATAACAGCAACCCAGCATCACTCGATAACATCGAGCAATTAATAATGAGCGTTCTCGCAGTTATTCCGGTTGGATATATTGTGAGTTCGGTTGAAAGACCGACAGTCAGTCAAGTTGGGGCTAGCACTCTGCTGATTTCTGACATTCGAGTATCTACCTATTACACACAAACAGCATAAGGAGAAACATGGCAACCACAGTAATAACCGGTCGTGATGTTGGTTTATCTTTCACAGGTGGAACAGATATTCAGGCACAAGCCACCAACGCAGTATTGACCAAAGTAAATGACCGACAGGTCTATCAAACAATGGATGGTGAGGCATACAAGACTGTTAATGTATCCGGCACTTTCCAATTAGATATGTTGGCAGATTGGGGCAAGGCAAACTCAGTTTGCGAAGCTTTATGGACAGCAGCAGAAACTGCACCAGATACAGACATTAGCATGACACTTACAGCTGCATCAGGAGCACAATTTGTGTTTCCAGTAAAGCCAGAGTTTCCAACTGCTGGTGGATCTGGCGTTGATGCTCAAACTGTTTCCTTTACTTTCACAGTATCAAAAGGCGCAGTAGTAGAAACATTTAGTTAAAATCTAACAACGGGAGCATAGAATGAAACTGAATATAACAATTGAATACAACTCAGGCGAGCAAGCTACATATATAGCCCAACCGCCTGAGTGGGCAAAATGGGAAAAGCAGACAGGAAACACCATTGGTCAAGCAGCTGAAAAGTTGGGTGTTTGGGATCTTATGTTTTTGGCTTATCATGCACATAAGCGGGAACTTGGTGGATCTAAACCAATCAAACCAATGGATATTTGGATGGAAACTGTCGCTGATGTAATAGTCGGTGATGCTGACCCAAAAGCCACCCAGCAGGGAGCCTAAACAGATTATTGGTTGAGTTGGCAATAGCCACACAAATACCAATGAGTGAATGGGTTGAAGCAGAGGATATTTTAACGGCAATCGAGGTATTGGAGAAAAGGTATGGCAACTAGCACCGAACCTCTAATTGTCTATGATAAAAGAGAACTTGCTTCCTTTGCCAAAGTAATTCGAAACATGAGTGAAATTGCTGTTGAGGAAACTAAACGCAGAGTTGGTGAATTAGCGCAAAAAGAATTAAGCGAAATTCGTCGCATTGCTTCATCCCGAGGTAAAGTTGCAGATCGTATTGCTCAAGGCGGTAAAGTAAAAAAATCATCTTTACTTGGTGAAGTTTCTTTTGGTTTTGCTTCTCAAAAGTTTTCAGGTGGTGCAACAACTCAATTCAATACTCGAAATGATACAAAAGGTAATCGTTTAGGTATTGGCGCAGCTCATGAATTTGGTTCTAAAAATTATCCACAATTTCCAAGATGGTCGGGGCCGATGCCTAAAGGGCCGGGTTCAAGAGGATGGTTTATATATCCAACAATTAGGCATTTGCAACCAACTATAATTAAAGAGTTTGAGGAAATCATCATGGACATAAAGAAGGAATTCTCTGATGGCAAGTAATAGTAGAACTTTAACTCTTGCTCTTGCAGCCGATATTGATGGCTTAAAAAAGGGTTTAGATGATGCTAATAAGGTAGTCAATAAGTCAGCAGATCAAATTGCAGATTTTGGTAAAAAAGCGGCATTGGCATTTGCAGCCGTTGGAGCAGCAGTTGGCGCATTTGCAATCTCATCTGCAAAGGCAGCGGCCGATGATGAAAAAGCTCGTAAATCCTTAGAGCAAACTATTCGATCAAGCACAAAAGCAACTGAGGATCAAATTGCTGCTATAGATACTTATATCACAAAACAATCTATTGCCACCGCAACAACTGATGAAGTTTTAAGACCTGCTTTTGCTAGATTAATTAGATCAACAAATGATGTTGCCAAAGCCCAAGAATTGCTTTCTTTATCTCAAGAAATTGCTACCGCGACAGGTAAACCACTTGAAGTTATTACAAATGCTTTAGGTAAAAGTTTTGATGGTCAGAATGCAGCTTTAGGCAAACTTGGATTAGGTATTGATGCTGCCACATTAAAAACTAAATCCCATGAGGAAATTATGCAAATCCTAAAAGGAACCTACAAAGGATTTATTGATAACGAAGCAACTAATGCTGAATTCAAAATGCGTCAATTGGAAATTGCTTTTTCTGAAACAAAAGAACAAATAGGAAATGCTTTGCTTCCAATTATGAAACAATTTGCAGATTACCTTTTAGCGGTAGTTGTGCCAAATGTTCAAGCATTGGCTGCTGGGTTGACTGGACAAGATAGTGTAAGTGCTGGCATTTCTGATGCTACTGAAGGTGCTTATGAATTTGGTCAACAATTGAAAACTACAATTGGTTTCTTAATAAGCATTAAAGAGGAATTGTTGATTTTAGCGGGCATTCTTGCAACTGTTTTTGTGGTTAATAAAATTGCCGCATTTGTTGCCGCTATTGGCACGATAGTTGCTGCAATGAATACCTTGAGAAATGCTGCTGCTGCTGCCGGAGTTGCTACCGCTTTTGCAACTGGTGGTGCATCTGTTGGAACCGCTGCTGCTGCTTTGGCTGCTGGTGCTGCAACTTATGGCCTAACTCAAATTGCCCCAAGTGGTAATGTTCCAAAAGTTCCATCACCATCAGGAAGCAACTTTAATTATGGTTCGGGTAATCCTCAATATAACATTACAGTTCAATCAATTGATTCCGAAGGTGCTGCAAGAGCCGTTGCAAAAGTATTAAATCAAAGCGCATCGAGATCAGTTCCACAGCTGTATAACTCTGGCATTAGAGGCGATTAATGACAGTCTGGACACCTGACTGGAAACTGACTGTTGCTGGTGTTGATTACACCGACATTGCAATAAGCGACATTGCTCATCAATCTGGTCGAGATGATATTTATACTCAACCAAATCCATCTTATTTACAAGTGCAATTGGTTGCTTTGTCTGGTCAAACATTGCCATTTGATATCAATGACAGTTTAAGCCTACAAGTTAAAGATAGTACTGGATCTTATGTAAATTTATTTGGTGGAGATATAACAGATATAACTGTTGAGGTAGAGCGTGCTGGCAATGTTGCCACAATTGTTTCTTACACTTTACTGGCAATGGGGTCTTTAGTTAAATTAGCAAAAGAAATTTACAATGACACACTTTCACAAGATCAAGACGGCGATCAAATTTATGCATTGCTATCTAGCGTATTACTTGGATCTTGGTCTGAAGTACCAGCAGCTTCAACATGGGCTACTTACAGCGCAACGGAAACTTGGGAAAATGCTGTTGATTTAGGACTTGGTGAAATTGATCAACCTGGTCTTTACACAATGGAAAATCGAGGAGCAAATCCCGATACTGTTTATAACATTGCATCCCAAATTGCTAACTCAGCCTTTGGATATTTATATGAGGACAATAACGGCGATATTGGTTATGCCGATGCTGACCATCGCCAAACTTATCTTGCTGCTAATGGTTATATTGATTTGGATGCAAACCAAGCCTTAGGTGCTGGACTTGCTACCACTACTCGATCAGCTGATATTAGAAATGATATTTACATCAATTATGGTAATAATTATGGATCTCAAAAAACCGCTACCTCGGCTGCCTCGATTGCTACCTATGGATACAAAGCCGAAACGATTAATTCTTTGATTCATGATAATACTGATGCACAAGAAGTTGCTGATCGATACATTGCTCAAAGAGCCTTTCCATTGCCTAGATTTGACAGCATTACCTTCCCAATAACTAACCCTGAAATCGATGATGCCGATAGGGATGATCTTTTAGGAGTATTTATGGGAATGCCTGTTAATATCCAAAATTTACCAACCCAAATTTCATCTGGAGAATTTGAGGGGTATGTTGAAGGATGGCGTTGGAGCACTCGATTCAATGAACTATTTTTGACCCTTAATGTTTCTCCAGTTGCATTCAACCAAGTGGCGATGCGCTGGAATACTGTGCCAACCACAGAAGCTTGGAACACTTTAAGCAATACTTTGACATGGGAATACGCTACAATCGTAGCCTGATAATAGGAGAAAAATGGCAAATACTACGAACTTCGGATGGGAAACCCCTGACGATACTGATTTAGTTAAAGATGGCGCAGCCGCTATCCGGACACTTGCTGGCGCAATTGATACATCGCTAGTTGATCTTAAAGGTGGAACAACTGGTCAAGTATTAAGCAAAGCAACTAATACCGACATGGATTTTACTTGGGTTGCACAAGATGATAGTAATGCAATTCAAAATGCAATTGTTGATGCTAAAGGAGATTTAATTTCTGCAACTGCTGCTGACACACCTGCAAGACTTGCAGTTGGCACAAATGGACAAGTTTTAACAGCTGACAGTACTGAAGCAACTGGGCTTAAATGGGCAGCAGCTTCTAGTGGTGCATTAACAAAAATTGTATCCACAACTTTTTCTGCTGTATCAACTCAAGCATTTTTGGGTTGTTTTACAAGCACATATCGAACATACAAAATTGTTTTTTCTAACATAATAACTTCAACCAATGCTGATATGCAAATAAAGTTTTATACATCTACAAGCACTTTATTGGATGATTATTCAGGTGGCGTAATGCAAATATCAACTGCTGGTACTCCAACTGCTGCTTTCAACAATAGTTATTTGACAGTTTTTTCATTTGGGAAAATCAATTCATCTGCTGGCAATCAATTTGCAGGTGGAGAAATTACACTTTTTCAAGGCTCTGAATTGGTTGGGGGATATGGAGCAACTTCAGGCATAACAAGTTGGCAAAGTGGTGGCGGTGTAAGTTTTAGAATTGGATATTATGGTTCATTAAACATTGATGGAAATGATGCCATTACAGGTTTTCAATTATTACCATCAACAGGAACAATTAGCGGAACAGCAACAGTTTATGGATTGGAAAAATAATGACAACTAAAGCGCAAAAAATTGCTGAATTAAAATTAAAGCATCCAACAATTTCAAAAGGTGTTAATGATGAGGTTTTTGAATTAGATGCCGATGAATATGAATCCACAATCGAAAAATGGGCAGAAGTTGAATTGGCACAAGAGGCTGAATTAGCTGAAGCAGAAGCAAAAGCTGTTGCTAGGGTTGCTTTACTTGAACGTTTAGGCATTACTGAGGATGAAGCAAAACTCCTTCTTGCGTAATGAAACCATTTTTATCTAAAGCTGCCGTTCAACTCCGGGAACAGATTGATGATTCATTCCCGGATCGCAGCCGTAAAAGTGATGGATGGATAGCCTCGGCTCAACATCAAATGCGATCAAAGGTTTCGGATCATAACCCATTGCCTTCAGGTGAAGTTTGTGGTATCGACATAACAGCAGATCTTGGTGCAGCTGAAGGAATATCTGCTTATCTAGCTGATCAAATCCGCATTGCTGGCAAAACAGATAAGCGAATCAAATATGTTATTCATAATCATCATATTGCCAGCAAACTATTAAACTGGCGTTGGCGTAGATACAAAGGCATTAATCCTCATACTAAACACATTCATATTTCATTTTATCCAAACAAATCAGGCGAATTTTTTAACATCCCACTACTAGGAGGCAATTCATGAAACTAAACAAAAAACATAAGGCAGCAATTAAGTCATATTTGAGAGCTGTTGCAGCTTCTGGAATTACTGTGGCACTTGCCATTGTTGCTGATATTCGACCAGAGTTAGCAGTTCTTGCTGGGGCATTAGTTGCACCAATTGCCAAAGCATTAGATCCAAAGTCCGGGAGCGAAGTTGATTACGGAATCAATGCCAAATGACGGCAAACGATTGGGTCGCTATCGCTTCTGGCGTATGCGCCGTATCAGGCAGTTTATTTATGGGTCTGCGTTGGGTTATTAAATCCTATTTAGCCGAACTTAAGCCAAACGGAGGCAGCTCCTTAAAAGATCAAATGAATCGACTTGAACAGCGTGTCGATGATCTATATTTGCTATTAGTTAAGAAATAATTTCTGACATGGCGAACACACGAAAACCTATCAAACGTAAAAAGATCAATCGTCGAGTCGTTCGCCAAACTCCCGAGCCATTAACAAAAATTGATCAACATTACATGGCTTTGCATGAATGCTATAAAGCAGCTAGAAAGGCAGGATTCACACCTGAGCACGCATTTTGGTTGATGACTGAACATAAGACTTTCCCTGATTGGATTGTGGGCGATGGTGGGATAATCCCATCCATAGATCCAACTGACGATGAGGATGACGATTAAGCGATACTTAGTAATAAGTGATTTGCAAATTCCGTACCATCATGAAACAGCTGTCAAGAATGTCATCAAGTTGGCTAAGCGTGAAAGATTTGACAGTGTATTATGTGTGGGTGATGAAATTGATTTTCAAACCATTAGCCGATGGGCTGAGAAAACACCTTTGGCTTATCAACAAACTTTGGACGATGATCG